AGCACTAGAAGAGATGAGCAAGATCAAAGATACTGCTAACTTAAAAACCGTTGCAGGAGTACTTGGTGAGATGTCTACAGCATTAATGAAATTTGCTGTAGGTGGTGCTATTGCTAAATTAATGGACAAAGATACATTGCCAAATTTAGCAGAATCACTTAAATCATTTGAAAGTGTTAATGCGTCAGCACTTGCTAAAGTTGGTCCAGGGATAGCGGCACTATATGAAGGTACAAGTAAATTTACTGGCGACGGTGCTTGGGAAGGTTTTTCTAAATGGGTCGGTAGCTTATTCGGAGGTGATAATAACTTCGAACAAATGGCTGAAGGCATTAAAAACTTTGAAGGCATTGATGGTACCAAACTAGCAAACTTAGGTGAAGGCTTAGGCGGCATAGCTGAATTTGTTAATAGTATTAATGCCGCTTCAGATCTTGACAAGCAAGTAAAAGCTGTTAGACAATTGGTAAAGGTAATGGAAGATTATACCAAACAGTATAATAAAATGAGCGGAGATATGCAATCTAGTTTCAATATGGCAGTAAACAATTCCGGAAAAGAGACTGTAGAAGCTCTTAATGAGTTAAATACTGTAATAAAACAATTAGTTTACGAGCAACAAGAAAGCAATAAAATTGGAAATAAAATAGTTGGAGCCGTTAACGAGGGTGGAGCTATAGGATAAGAAATGAGTTGGAAAAGATATTTTACACCAGTAACAACAAACGCCTCAGATACAGGGAATTATAGCCCGTTAGGTGGATCTACAAACTCAGGTCTTGGACCTGCTCAAGCAAATTATAGTTCATACTTACCTGATGTATATGTTGGTTCTCCAAATCGTGTTGAACGATATGGACAATATAATACTATGGATATGGATTCAGAAGTAAATGCGGCTTTAGATATCCTTGCAGAATTTTGTACACAAAAAAATAAGCAAAACAAAACTCCATTTATAATGGATTTTAAACAAAAAGCTACAAATTCAGAAATTACAGTTCTTCAACAATACTTACTACAATGGTCTAAACTAGAAAATTTTGAAACACGTATGTTTAGAATTGTACGTAACATTTTTAAATACGGTGATGCATTTTTTATTAGAGATCCTGAAACTAAAAGATGGTTTCATGTTGATCCAGCAAAAGTTTCACGTATAATTGTAAACGAATCAGAAGGTAAAAAACCCGAACAATATATTATTAGAGATGTAAACTTAAACTTTAGAGAAATGGTTGCTACAACTCCACACCAAACAACAGGTAATGTTACTGGCGGCGGCGCTGGATACTTACAAGGTGGAGTACGTGGATACGTTGGAGCATCTAATGCCACAGCAGGTAGCGGTAGTAGATTTATGAAAGAGATAAAAGAAACTGCCATTGATGCTGAAAATGTTGTACACCTTAGCTTATCAGAAGGATTAGATAACAACTATCCATTTGGTAACTCATTATTAGAAAGTATTTTTAAAGTTTACAAACAAAAAGAATTATTAGAAGATGCAATTATAATTTATAGAGTACAAAGAGCGCCTGAGCGTAGAGTATTCTATGTAGACGTAGGTAATATGCCAAGCCACTTGGCTATGCAATTTGTTGAACGTGTTAAAACTGACATCCACCAAAGAAGAATACCAAGTCAGACGGGAGGAGGTCAGAACGTTATTGATAGTGCGTATAATCCATTATCTATTAATGAAGATTATTTCTTCCCACAAACAGCAGAAGGAAGAGGTTCTAAAGTTGAAACGCTTCCGGGTGGCACTAACTTAGGTGAGATAGACGACTTAAAATATTTTACTAATAAACTTGTACGTGGTTTACGTATTCCAAGTTCTTACTTACCAACAGGTCCAGATGATGGACAAAGTAATTATCAAGACGGTAGAGTTGGTACAGCATATATTCAAGAATTACGTTTTAATAATTATTGCGAACGCTTACAAGGGTTAATAACAGAAGAATTTAATCAAGAATTTAAACGTTATCTTTTAGAAAAAGGTGTTAATGTTGATACAGCTATGTTTGATATTAGAATGCAACCACCACAAAACTTTGCCGCATATAGACAAAGCGAAATTGATAATGCAAGAGTACCAACTTATACACAAATGAGTGCTATTCCTTACATTTCAAATAGGTTTGCAATGAAACGTTTCTTAGGCTTAACTGATGAGGAACTTGCTGAAAACGAACGCTACTGGAAAGAAGAAAACGATGAAAACTTGACACCACCACCTACTGACGCCGCAGGCGAAATGAGAGGTGCAGGTATTAGTGGTGCAGGTATAGGTGCTGATATGGGCGGTATGGAAGCTGAAGCACCAGAAGGCGAAGAACCAGCACCAGTAGATGGCGGTAGTGCTCCACCACCAGATACAGCAACAGGAGGAGCACCTGGAGGAGGCGCGGCAGGCGGTACTCCACCACCGGGTGCATAAATAGTAATATGACAACGTTGAGAGAAATATTTTACTTCGATAAAGAGACACTTGAACCGATCGACAACAAAGAATACGATCCGGTTGACGACGAATCTATTGTCCAAAAAGATGATCTTCGTAAAACTCGACTAACATTACGTCAAATTAATAAGACACGCAAAGCGGCAGAACTTCATAAAGAGGAGCAAGAAAAAGAGCTACACTTCGTACGTCAAATGTACGGATTGGCGGCTAATGCAGAAGCGGCAGTCTAAACCATGTCCCGAGCAACTACGGCTTTCGTTATAGGTAACGGAACTAGTAGACGATCCATAGACCTACATCAATTAAAAAGAAATAAACCACCTGATAGTAAAATATACGGCTGTAATGCCTTATATAGAGAGTTTGAACCTGACTATCTAGTAGCTGTTGATAGTAAAATGGTTATGGAAATTAATCGTTCTGGTTGGCAACTTCATCACGAAGTATGGACTAACCCTAATAAAGCATATAAAGATTTTAATAAATTTAACTATTTTGATCCTAGTTTAGGATGGAGTACTGGGCCTACAACATTAAATTTAGCTAGTGAAGAAAGTCATAACAATCAAGATATCTATATTTTAGGATTTGATTACGAAGGACTTAATAACAAAGTTAATAATATATACGCAAATACAGAAAATTATAAAACATCTGATGCTACAGCTACATATCACGGAAACTGGGCTAGACAAACAGGTATTGTGATTCAAAAAAATCCTACAAAGAGATATATACGTGTAGCACTAGAAAGAGATTCTTTCTTGCCAGATAATTTAAAAGTGTGGGGCAACCTGCACCACATGACAGTCCAAGAATTTAAGGATCTGTTTAGGATTCTATAATCTTAATGTAAAACGGCCCGTTTTAGGCCGATAACCACGTACTTTTCTTGAAAAACCATAAATATTATACGACAGCCTTACCATATCTAAACAAACAGGAGGTTTTAAAATGGCAAACAAAAATAAATTTGAGCAAATGTTAGAAAAGCTCATTGCAGAAGACCGTGCTGGTGCGGAAGAACTGTTTCATGAAATAGTTGTTGAAAAATCCAGATCAATTTACGAAAAACTTTTAGATGACGATATGCCCGAAGTTGAAGTTGACGAAGCGGCGGATAAAGACTCTGAAGTAGACGAAAAAGAAGATACTGAAGCTAAAGAAGACGAAAAAGTTGACGAAAAAGCTGACGAAAAAGCTGACGAAGACGAAAAAGTTGACGAAAAAGCGGATGAAAAAACTGACGAAAATGAAAAAGAAGTTAAAGAAGAACTTGTTGACATTACGCCAGTAGAAGATGTTCCTACAGAAGGCGGCGACGAAATGGGCGGCGATCCAGCAGATGCTATGATCGGCGACATTGAAGGCGGCGACGACGAGGAAGGCGACGACGAAGGTAATGGAGATGAAGAAGATCTTGAAGACCGAGTTGTTGACTTAGAAGATGCACTTGATGACCTTAAAGCTGAATTTGACGCTATGATGGACGACAAAGACGGTGACGATGCCGGTGACGACGCAGAAATGCCAGACATGGGTGACGAAGAAGGTGGTGATGATGCAGAGGATGATGCTGATGATGAAGCTGATTCCGATCTAGAATCAGAAAAACCTGCATTTGAGAGCAAAGAAGCAGAAGCGAAAGCAGAAGCAGAAAAATCTCAAGCAGAGCTAATGCGTGAGTATGTGAATAAAATGGCTAATGAACCTAAAAAAGGTGACAACGGCGATAACACAAAATCACCAGTAGCAAGTAAAAATGACATGGGCGGCACAGCCGCTAACATTGCCAAAGGCGGAGAAGGCGGTGGTTCAAATACTGGACTAACTGGCAACAATGCTAAAGAAGATTCAGCTGGTAACGTAAATGTTCCAGGTGGAAAAGCGGCAAAGTCATTAAAAAATGATTCTAAAGGCCACGGTACCGAGAAAAAGGGAAAAGGCGAAGAAGGCGGAGCTAACACTGATTCAGTGATAGGTTCGTAATAGTGTTGGGAGACAAGGTGTTGCTCAATTTACGAGAGAACTTGACATACGACCAGGCTAAAATGGTCCTTGAGACTACCGAAAACGACAAGGGTGGAAAAGACCTCTATTTAAAGGGGATTTGCATCCAAGGTGGGGTTAAAAATGCCAATCAGCGTGTTTACCCTGTTACCGAGATAGGTAGAGCTGTCAATACACTCAATGACCAGATATCCGGTGGGTATTCTGTTCTTGGCGAAGTTGATCACCCAGAAGGCCTAAACATTAACTTAGACCGTGTAAGCCATATGATCACAGAGATGTGGATGGATGGACCAAACGGTTACGGGAAACTTAAAGTATTACCTACGCCGATGGGACAAATAGTACAAACAATGCTGGAAAGCGGAGTTAAACTAGGCGTCTCATCACGTGGTAGCGGGAACGTCACAGAAGACGGAACCGGACAAGTAAGCGACTATGAAATCATAACTGTTGACATAGTTGCTCAACCCAGTGCTCCAGGGGCATACCCAACCCCAATATACGAGCAATTACTTAATACTCGTGGGGGGTATAAGGCTATGAACTTGGCACGTGAGCTAGAAGGCGACACAAAGGCTCAGAACTATTTAAAGAATTCCTTGGTTAATATAATCAAGGGGCTCCAGTAATAAGGAGAATATAATGTT